TGCCGACCATCTGGCCGTCCTGGGTGTCAGCGTCCAGATTGATGTCATCACCAAAAATGGCACGCATGCGGCCCTTTAGGTACTCGTAAATTTCTTCATAGGACGGAGCTGAGATACCTGTCTCGGTAACTAAAAAAACCGGATCATCAATCATGTAATTTCTCCGTTAATGCTCGCCGGACCGTAGTCCGTACTGAGCTTGACCTGTACGGTCAGGCGCCGGGTATTCGGGTCAAGCACAGCCTCAAACTCGTCAATTTGCTGAACGCCCGGGGTTTCCAAAATGCGGCTTTTGATTACGAGATCAGCCGCGCTTTGCTTGCCTAAAATCTGCTGCAGATAGGGCGTTCCCTCATCGGTGTCGATAAACCACTGCCCTTGCCAAAGCGCGAGGCGTGTCCGGACATTTTGCGCGACGGCTTCGGGCGTGTTGACTAAATAATCGTTTGCATTGTGGCCGAAGCAAATATCGCCGTCGGCCGTTGTTCGCCTTACTCTCATTTATTTAGGCCCTCCCGTGTTACTGGAGCCTGTAGAAACACCGGAATGGACGTGCGACTTGAGACTGATACCTGCGGCAGTAACGTCTGCGTCGGTTTCCACGCCGCCCGCCATCTGCGCGGCTGCTCCTGCGGCATTGGTAAGCGGACCCTCGAGTTTGATCGCCGGGGCTTTAATGCTGGCGCCGGCAGATGCTTCAACCGTAAAATTTTTACACTTCACGGAAAAGTCCCCGGGTGTCTCGCATTTCACGTTATGACTGCCGGGATTGAGCTCAATGAAGGCCGCACCGTCGTCACTACGCAACTGCACAGCACTGGTGCTCACGCCGCTGATCTTTTGAGCCTGGGACCACGGGCCGGGAATAACGAAACCGTCCGATAGATCGTGCATTCTTGCTTCCGGAGGCGGTTGAATGCCTCCTAACTGCCACCAGTAATCGATTCCACGCGATGCGAAAACAACAAGGCACTCGTCCCCGGCCTTAATCGGGAACGTGAGACTGCAGCCGCCGCCGTGCGGAAACACGACAGGGCAGTCTAAGAGAAGCGGCATATTTACAAGCTGGATAGAGCCATCCTCCTGCGTGACACGCCCTTTTATCGCCGGCTGAACTTCGCAGGTCAGTGAGCCCGCATCGAACTTCTGGATGATCCCCGGGAGTGCGGTCCATACTTGGGTCAAGCGGCTGTTTGTAGCCTTCTCGGAGAATCGATTCGGGTCAAAAATTGTTGCGGTTGAATCCATATCGTCCTCAGTTCGATGTGTACGTGAAAACAGATGGAGCAATCGGCCTGCTGGCTGAATTAACGCCCACGACGATCAAATTTGTGTACCAATCCTCCCCGCGCGTGTCGCCCACGTGCTCGCGGGAAATCACCTGATACACGCCATCCGCCGATAGGAATGCGTCCGTTACCGCCTGATTTTTCGTAACCGCATCCTCGGACACCGTTGTGTCGTAGTTGTTTCGCTGTACCGAGGCGTTATCGATTTGAATCTTGGCGCCGATCTCCAGGTTCGGATTAAGGAGCGCCTGGACGTCCAGGCCGTCCTCGTCAAGCGTGGGGCGGCCGATCAAACCGGTATCAGCGTTAAGGACGATCACCTTCTCATTCGGATCGTATGTCGGCGTTTTAGGAATGGCGACAAGGCCGTCAACGCCATAGCCCCAATCAAAATTATTTGTATCGGCGATACCGTTCATGGCGTCGGTAGCCATCCGAAACATGACTTTTCCGCGCGGGAGCCTGGAATCCATGAATTGAATTTTTGGGAGCTGCTTACTGTCAACGCCCTTTTCTTTCATGGACGCGACAACCTTGTCAAAAATTTCGCGCTGAGAGGCGCCTTTGGCCACTGAGACATTCACCACGGCATATTGCCTCGCCCTGTCGCCGGTAGCGGCTACCAGGCGCATGAAGGTTTCAGTTTCGCTCTCGCGGCCGACGGATTTCCACCATAGATCGCCTTTGAAAATAATGCCGTGATGGTTCTGATAGCCCGCCTCAATAACGACGCGCATGCCTTGGTTTTCGATGACGTTTGTACCGATACCGAGGCGATTTACTGTTTCCTGCGAGACGTTGTAAACCGTGATTTCGGCCGTGCAGGGCTTACCGATTACGGCCTGAGAAATTCGAAATTTGCATCGAAATTCACTCAGGTCAATCGCCTGCTGATTGTCTTTATCGACTGCCACAACGAGGCGAAAATATCTCAGCCACTGGCGATTATTGTCTGTTTCGCTCATTCGTCACTCCAAAAAAGGCTCAGCGTTTGGCCCATATCTGAGTACGTCGGCTCATAGTTTTTGACTTGCTTCGGCAACTCGCACCAGAGCGCGCCGCCCATACGCTTGTAGCCAAACTGTGCCAATAGGTTGACACCAGTCACCAGCGGTAGGCCCTGGAGCGCATCCGAGCCGTCTGTCCGGACCATATCTAGAAACCAGCCTCCACAGTCCGCATCTCTGTAAATCAGCGTCATGCGGTAGTTATATTCGCCGAGCCGGATGGAAAAGCTCTGGGCGCCGGTACTCAAAGGAATTTGATAGATACTCATGGCCGATTCCCCGCAGTAGTCAATACGGGCGACGAGGCACCGCGCTGATTAACAGAGGCCGTCTGCTGCGGATTCTTTTGCTGAGCTTCCTGCAACGTGACTTCTTTTGTCCGGGCGAATCGGATTTCCTCAAAAGTGATGTCCACTACTAGGGAGCTTTCCGTGTCGACGGTCGACGTTGTTTTCAACTTCGTGATGATGACTGCCGGATATTGCTTCTTGCCGGTAGAGAGCGAAAACGGCTCCCGTTTGGCCTGTAGCTCAAGCAACTTCTCATAGACGTCTTTCGTCGTGGTCAGGCCCTTAAAAATCGAAAAATCCAGAATCGAATTTAGAAGCCTTGAGGAATCGGACCAGCCGAACTGGCAATTAATCACCGTCGGCATCTGATACGCATGATCCGAAACATTCGCGCCAGTATCGACCGGATGGCGCGTAACCACGACCTCGTTTTCGTGCTCCTCGCTAACCACGACGTCCGGAATAATCCCAGCAAATTCTCGTTTTCGACCTAGAAGCAGAGCCTCAAGACTATAAGGTAAAGAGGGCATATTTCCTCCTTAGCTAAGATTGCGCTGGCCGTATCGGTTCTGTGCCAGCAGGGTCTCATGCGCCACGGCCTGGCCGACAGCGCGCGGATTATCTGCCCCGTTGATCGTGATGTTTTGGTTCACGACGACATTACCCCGAGACGGGATTTTGTCCCTCTCATTGACGACCTTAGATCTCCACTGCGACTGCGCTGCGGCGAGCACCTCTTTATCAAAAGAGGCGCCTTCGAAATACTGAGAGGCGCCCCGGAAATTCTCATGCTCCGTGATCGACTGCATGAGCGCCTTAAGCACACGGGGATCACTCAGGTCGAGGCGTGTCAGCGCGCCGACATCCGAGCCCAGGCGTTTGCTCATGTTGGCGGTCACCGACTGGATATAGGCGCCCGTATTATTCTCGCTGGACGGCGCGTACTTGGAAATAATCGACGCAACGTTATCCAGCCCGGCATTCGCGTAGGCCTTGAGCTGCTTGCCCAGCGCACCCCATCCTTCTTCCGGCGTGCGGTAAATAGTAAAAGCACCGTCATTTGCCTGATTTCGCGATACCGGACGCATATTGCCCGGATTGTTGTTTCGTAGCCCTCGCGTCATTTTCCCCGACGCCGGAGGTGCTTCTGTCTGCGCGGGTTTCCCTGACGCCGGAGGTGCTTCTGTCTGCGCGGGTTTCCCCGACGCCTTCGAGCCTGCAGCTCGATACCTAGCCAGCTCCTCCTCGAATCCCTTTTTATCGAAATCGTCCACGATGCTCACGCCCTCCTCGGCCTCATCGTCCAATACAGCTTTTTGTTTGGTGTACTTTTTGCGCAGGAACGCCTGCGCCTGCTCATCATCCATGAGGTGACGTTTATAACGCTCGGCATCCTGAAATTCGTCCGCTTTAAAAAAGAAGTTTTTGAGGTAATCGCCGACGCCGTGGGATTGATCCCAGATATTTTTTTCTGTCTGGATCCATGCGGGCAATTCTTGCGAGAGTGTTTTATTAAACTTTTCGGCAACCTTATCCAAACCGAGGCTATCGGTCAGCGTACCAAAAGCGGCCTGGCTCCCCATGGAGATAATCTCCCAGGTGCGTGAAAATTCGTTTGAGAGGCGATGCACGGAATCCGCCGACTTGTCGACCATGTCAGCCAGCTCGCCCTGCTGTTTATTTGTTTTTTGGAGCTCAGCGGCAAAATCCTTTTTCATAATGTCGGCATAAATGCCGTCCAGCCCCATCATGGCCGCTTCATTTCGCCCGGCCGCATCCCCGAGTGTTTCCCAGCGTTTTCTGAGGTCCAAAAGAATATCGCTATATTCCCTTAGCTGGCCGTTTTTGTCCCGAATGTCAATGCCCGTCAGGTTCTTGATGTACTGATCCATCCCCGGCGTAAACGTCAGTTTATTGGCAAACGCCTGGATGCTTGAGGCAGCCTGATCATAATTTCCTCCGACCTTGGCCACGGCAGACGCGACATTATTCAAGCCCCGGACAGAACCGCCTACCTGGTTCGTAAGGTTATAAAAGCGGTTGACTTCCTGGGTGCTTTTAGCGAATGCCGCTGTGAACGCAGTGCCTAAGGCAGCGCCTCGCATAGCGATTTCCTTCATGCGCTTTCCGGCATAGTCGATTGAGGCTTGAAACTTGGCTTGCTCGTCTTTATCGACTACAAAGCCTAAGCGGACGAGGAAACCAGCGAGAACGCTACTCATGGCTGCGCTCCTTCTCTAAAACAAATTCGTTGTATTTTTGGTTGTCGATATAAACGTTCATTAGCAGGATGTCCTCGAGCGTCAGATCGCCGCTCTTCAGGTCGAGATAGCTGATCATCCCGTGATAAACAGGACGCATCAGGAAATCAAGGCCGTCGGGGAGACTTCTGAACGGGCTCGGTTCCTGCTGAGTGTTTTCGACGCCATGAGCGAACGTTAAAGATTCAAAGCGTCGATAAAAGGGCGAAGCTCACGCTGTACGACAGCGCTCACTAATATGCATGTGGTTGTGAAATCGATATCATCGAACGCCAGCGTGCCGCCTGAATACACTCGGGTCCAAGTTTTTCCGTCTTCAGAGCGACGCTCCACCACGCCCAGCGCAGTGCGCACGCAGTAGTCGAAATCCGCGTCCGGCATGGCCGCAATGCGATCCAGGAGCGGCTGACAGACCGCGAGCAACGTACCGAACTCGGTCAGTTTGTCGCTCAATGTCGCTTTAGATTCCGGCATGGATTTCCCGTAAGCTGTCCACATTTCATAGAGGACATTGTTGAACGCTGTGGGCATCAGCGGCCCGAGCCGCTTTTGGAGCTTCATAGCTTCAAAAAGGTCGAGCCGCCCGACAATGTACTCATGCCCCTGCAATGTGAATTTTTGAGGTACGAGTTTATTCATTAGTAAGTCCCGCTAAGAGTGTCGATTTTGCCGCAGTCAAAGCCCCATTCAAGGACGGGCTGGCCGTCCTCGGCGAATGTCTGACTAGGCAGGCCTTGGAATGCGACGCTTCTGGCCACGATCGTGTCCGTATTGCCTTTGTTTAGAACGGTGATGACATTGTTGCCCCAGGCGCTCGAACTCAAACTTTGGGCGTTAAACATAGCCTTGAGCTTTGCGTTCACGGGGGATGTATAAAGAAGCCGAATCGTAAGTTTTCCACTTTTGTCTGCCCTCAAAGAATGCATAACCTCGCCATCTGCGCCCGGCGTCATATTGTTTCGGGGCTGATTGAACTCGACGGAAATACCTTCTTTGGAGGCCGCGGAACCATAACCGAGATCGATCACGCCGGTCGGCCCTGCGAATGTCGCAGTGACATCCATAAAGGAATAAGTTGCCATCCTGTTTCTCCTTATCGATTGATCGTGAGCGTGGCATCAATAAAGTGAACTGCGCCGCGCAGTTTGATAGCCACCTTGATCGGCGGTGCTTTGCGGGCCTCGCGGTCGCTCTGCGCCTGTTCTTCCAGCGGCTGAATGTAGACGTAATATCCGGATGTGAGCGTATCGCCCTTCTGGAGAGATCCGAAAGAATCGCCGTTCCAAACGCCCGGCGCGATGAGACCGTTTCGGACACCCGCGTCCAGCGACTTGTTGATCGTCGCCAAAATTGCGGTCATGCCCGCTTCGTCCTGGCCGATCTTTGTCGTAGTCGTATAGAGCAGATTCCAAAGATCGGTTTCCACTCGATTCTGCTGCCAGTCAAGGCCATGGGTCTCGTCAATGAACCAGCCTCCGGACATGACGCCTTCCTTGTAGATGGAAGTGTCATTCTGGAATGCCGCGAATACGTTGACGTTTTTGTTTCTTAAGGCCAGCGACTGTGACGTTCTCAGGTTCTCGGCAACAACGCCCGGGAGCTGTTTAAATTTCAGAGTGATCGTGGTATTCGATCCCTCGAAATTGATCGTGCTCATGCGTCCGAGGACCGAGACACCGGCAGTGTCGCTGGTGCTGGAGAACGTGCAGATCGTGCGGTTATAGCCCAGCGCCTTGAGCTTAGAGCCCAGCGAGGTGCTATTTGTAGAATCCATTTCGCCCGTATTCTGCGACGTCCAGGACACGATACGAGAGGGTCGCGCGGCATTGATGAGCGCAGAGACTTCCAAGGCATCCGCGTCCGTCCAGTCGGTTCCGCACACATAAAGACCGTACCAGTTGGTGTAATCCAGGCAGGCCGTTACCGCGTCGACCAGGTCCTCAGCTTCCGTGCCATTGACTTTAGTCGTTCCGGCATCCAGGCCCATGAGCTTAGACAACTCGGTAGAAGAAACGTTTGCGACGGAAGAATTCATGCCCGTGGTGGCGGATTTGATAATGAATCTCGTACCGTCGAATACGCAGGTGCCTTTTGAGGCCAGCGCGGTTGTAATCTGAGTTGCTACGCCGTTCAAATTGCTCTGGGAGCCTAGATCGACGCTGGAAACCGAGACAGAAGAACCGTCGATTTCGACCGTGAAAGATCCGGATGTGATTTTCTCGAAGTCAGCGATCTGCTGCTGAGAGATTGCAAGCATACGGCCGCGCAAAAGCCCGGCAGTTGCAGTTTTAGCCCAGCGGCCGATAACCAGCTGAGAGGGCTGGGGAGACTGGCCGAAGAAAGTGACCGCGGCCTGATACTCAGGCGCATCAGTTCCAAAATCGGCGGCGATTCCCTCCACGCCCGAATAGGTGCGCAGGCGCTCGTCCGTGTCAATGACATCGCTGGTGCCGAGCACTAACATGGCCCCGAAGTTGCGAAGTGCGGCCGCGACCGGAGACATTTCGATCGTGACGTTTACAACCTCGGAGACCGGTAATGTAGGAGCAACGCTCATAATTTACCTCGTTCTGTATAAAAGTCGACATCGGCACCGACAATGGTGCGAACGCCGTAAGTTCTGGAAACCTTCCGGGCAACGTGGAAGGTCATGTCATATCGGTCGACCCACGTCTCACAAACGAGATCCGGCAGGCGCATGGCCTGCGAATCAATCGCTTTTAACGTGAGACCCGACTGGCGCAGCAGTGAGCGGTTCTGGCCGATCTGCGCCGCGTCTCTGAATCTCTGCGCGAGGAATAGAGCTCGGGGACCGTAAAAGCTCAGCACAAACTCATAATCCTCATGCACCACGGAAGTCTGATCCCCGGAAAGCGGAAGCGATGGATCGCCCTTGCGTCCGTCAAGGTAGACAGGCGTGGTGTCCAGGCTTTTGAGGGCCAGCGCGCACCAGTCGGTTTTTAGCGCGGGCTGAGTACCC